CACAGGTCTACCTCTCTCGGGAGGACCCATTGCTCTTTGGATGCGGGCGTTGCTGGCATGATGGAAAAGTTCGACCTCTGGCCGGGCTCCGATAGACGGATAGTACGCGTACAATCCTCTTTCGGGTCCGTCCATGTTGGACTCTTCCGAGCGACCAGGTTCATGGTTTCCATGAACGCTGTCGTCGGTTCTATTCACCCTTAGCGGTTGACTCTGGGGTACAGACGTTACGTACCCCCCAGCCGCCAAGACGGCTTGACTGCTGGAGTATTCCCCGCTTAGGGAAGAAAGGTCGAGTCCGGCGTCTCGAGGAACGGCAACATTGCCTTGGCTGTCCGCAAGGTTATTGTGATCCGTTCCCCGTGGCGCGGGTGGCTCAAGTTGACTGGCATTCGTGCTTTTCAATTTCGAATCACCAGTGGGTGAACTTGAACCCAGGAGCTGTGCTCCTGGTCGCTCAGAGAATACAGTATCAGAATCAGGAGTCCCAGTGTAGAACAGGATGTTGTCGACGTATCGCGCGTCGACCATCCTTCCCATCGTCTGGGTTTCGAGGTTCGTGACCTCCCTATGGAGATCGGCTTTGCCGACTTCCACAGGTTGTTCGCGTCTCGAATGATCCTCTTGATTTTGGTTGCAATCTTTTCTGCAGATTTGTAGAACGTGCCCTGGATCTTAGTGTGCTTTGGATCCATGGCGTGGTAGGCGAGAGTCCGGCTGGTGACTTCGCTTCTCACATCCTCCAACGAGCGGGGGATACTGTTCCCTTTTAGGCGTTCAGGGAGGTAGTCAATGATGGCTATCTGTTCCCTTAGCATCTCTCGGAGGTGCTGAGGGGCCCTGGCAGTTATGAACACTCTGGATAGTTCGTCACTCAGTGACTGCTGTCCGTTTAAGATCACGGCTGCCGCCTTAAGGAAAGTTGTGGGTGCCCGGACTTGTCCTGGCATCCCCCAACCGCCCAAACACTGCGGAAAGCAGAGAGGTATTCCGGTCTTTCGCATGCGTGCGACAGTTCGCCAGTGGACAGACATGGCGACCTGGAGCACAGCCTTCCTCCTCCACGGCTCTGCGGTATTCTTGACTTCGTGTGCAAGAATTCGTGGGAGAGTGAGGTATGCTGGGAGACGACTTTCCCTTGCTGTTGAGTGCCTGCGCTTTGCCGAAATTATTGCGCTTAGTTTCGGACGCGGTACTCTCGTCAGCTTGAGAAAAACCCTTTCTTTGCCTCTGGCTATGCTCTTCTTTTTCTGCGGAAGAAGGGCCTCTATCCAGTCCCAAAGTTGGGGGGGGGGAGCCTCTCCGAGTTTAACGTCTCGCGAGTCTTGATCAGGTGGTTCAAGTCTCACGACACGTTGGACTCGGTAGAGTTCTTCCGTAAACACAGCGCCGCTTGTGCTTACGTAGGTCTTATGGTGGTTGAGCTTAAGACCTAACCTTTCGAGTGCAGCGTAGTACCGGGCCTGGTGCCCTTTGGTCCACGCAGCAACAAAATCGTCCCCGCAAATTGCGGATGACCTCTCTGCAAATTTACCTGCTTTCATTGCAGCGAACCAGTTAAGGATAGACAAGATCGGCCATGTCAGTGGGAGTCCCATAAGGATCCCCATTGATGTGTCCCTGATCGGTTCTCCCTCTTTTCTACTCGCGAGTTCGAGGACCATTGGCCCGATGAGCCGATAGCCTAATTCGCGATAGAGTGGAGGGATAACGTCTTCTCCTAGCTCGTCACAGATCGCCCCCCACACTGCCTGGGCAACGTCGTGGGGGATCCAATCTGAGGCAGCTGAGAGATCCGCCGAAGTTATGATAAACTCCGG